AGGAAAAAAGGTCCCAGTAATGATTCCCCGAAGGTTGCAAGGTAAGTTCATCGGCAAGATGATTAACTTTGAGGCCATTGAGGATATAAAGGGTGTAAGTTATCGGTATGTCAAAAAAAAGCAAAGTTGATAACACTTTGGACCAAAAGTGGTGCAGGGAAAACTCCGATAGACTGGCGTCATTTGAGATACTCAAACGCTACGTCAAGCACGAGACCAAGGTTCCTATGTCCCACGAAGACCTATATGATAAAATAGGCGTCTCTAAAACGCAATGGTGGAGACTATTACAATCCCTAAAAGAACGACTTAATGATAAGTAACAATATTTCTGAGGCATTAACCTACCTGTCGGATGAACCCGATGTGAAGGCACTGAATTTAGCATACGACCAAACGGTCACCGAACTTGAATCATATTTTGATTTATGCAGAACGTCTTACGACGAACGAAGAAACTTCTGGCCAGGTAAGTCCAGGGATCACCGAAAGCACGGATCTGATGCATTTCCCTGGGAGGGAGCATCTGACATTGAGTGCCATATCATAGATGAGCGCATTACTCGACTAGTAGCATTGTTCATGTCCTCACTACGTAGGGCCAACGTACGAGCCTTCCCCGTAGAAAGCGGCGATATAGCACGAAGTAAATTAGTCTCAGGTTTTCTTAAGTGGATGGTTAGCTCAGGGTACATCCCTCGTTTTTATAGAGAGATGGAACTAGGCGCTAACTATATGCTGGAGCGCGGTATATTGATTACATACGTTGGATGGCACAGGGAGGACAGAACTTTTAAACAGCTGATTGATCTAAATCAGATTGCAGAAATAAGCCCTGAGGCCGCAATGGCCATACAGTCAGGGGATTCGGACGAGGAGTTAATACTCCTTCTTCAAAACACATTTGATGGAGTAACAGAGAAAAGAGCTAAGAAGGCACTGAAAGAACTGAGAAAGAACGGGGTTACTGAACTACCGATTGTAAAGCGGCAAGTGAATTCTCCAGAAGTTAAAACACTGGCACCCGACGGCGACTTCTTTTTTCCTCCATATGTTACCGATCCTCAGCGAGCGCCTTATTGCTTCTGGAAGACTTACTACACAGCACAGGAGTTACAAACAAAAGTATCTACTGATGGATGGGATGAGGACTTCGTTGATTACATTATATCTAAATACAGGGGCGTCAATATTGATAGCATTGAGCGCGAACAGGAGGGTAGGCGCAGCATAAGCCTTACTGACAATGCATACGAAGCGGACGAGCTTATTGAAATAGTTTACGGATACCAGAGACTGATTGACGAAGAGGATGGATCCGAAGGCATTTACTGCACAGTATTTCACAAGGAATTCAGCGGTAATGAAATTGCCCCTGGTTACGCTAAGTTTGAATTACTTAACGGATACGAGGACTACCCAGTCGTAGTAACTCGACTAGCTGAGGATACGAAACGTCTATACGATACCCAGACTATCCCCGATATTCTCCGTGGCATACAGAACCAGGTCAAGGTAGAAAAGGATTCCAGGATTGATCGTAACAGCCTCGCTACCCTACCCCCGATTCTTCACCCAGTAGGACAGGCACCTACGGACTGGGGACCAGGTCGAATGATTCCATATCGCCGTAAGGGTGATCTGGACTTCGCTCCAACTCCTGCATACAATCAAGGTTCCCTGGAAATGGAAACTACCCTAACGGATCTTGCGGATCGACTTGTGGGTTTGGATGAGCAATCACAGATTAGCACAGTTCGACAGCAGTTCCTTGTGGACAAGTTCCTTAGCCATACTGCCGAGGTTCTCAGGATGTCATTCAAGTGCTTCCAGCGATTCGGTCCTGATGAAATATTCTTCCGAGTAACTGGTATACCTGACGCACAGGTGTTCAACAAAGGTAACCCCGATGAGAACTTTGATATATTAATTAACTTCGATGTCCTTAATGCGGACCCAGAAAATGTTCAGGCAAAGCTCAAGCAGTTCGCTGAACTGACTCAGTTCAATACCAATAACAGGATGAGCATGGATAGTTTCTTAGATATTGCGGCCAGTGCAGTTGATCCAGTAATGGCGGATGCTATTCTTCAGCCAGTTGAAAGCGCTCAAGAAGAAGTTGTCAAACAAGTCACAGATGACTTGGCTAAAATCTTTGCTGGTATCGAAATGCCAGCTAGACCAGCAGGAGCGCAGATTGCTATCCAGGTTATACAGGAATACACTCAGCAACCAGATATTGCACAACGTGCGGCGACCGATGAAGCATTTGCTGGTCGATTGCAGAAATACGTTGGTCAATACACATTCCAGATGCAACAAGCTCAAAATGCTCAGATTGGTAGACTAGGAACAGCCCCAGCACAAATGGGTGCAGTTGATACCCAACAAATGTAATGCTAGAAAGATCTCCAAATCAACGCGCCCTGGACAAAATAAATGTTGGTCTAGGAAATCAAAGCGCAATGCAATTCGCCACAGCCCGTGCGGAACAGTTAAGCCAAAGGGAGATGCGGAACCTAAAAATGCTGGAAGCTGGATCCACCATAGAAAAATACTTTGGATCCAATGCTCCGTTGATTTCAGCCATGCTTGGTAATATTGATGTAGAGACTGGAGGAACATTTGACTTCCAACAAAAACAAAAGGGTGGCAATGGGTATGGGTTGTTTCAATTCGACTTCCATAAACCATTCTATAAAAAGTTTCTTAATGAAAATAATTTGACCGACAGTGTTGACTCCCAGGTAAGATATACCTATGAAAACATATACGGCGGATTACAAGATGTTTTAGGATCAGGCAATGCCGAGAAACTTAGAAAATCATTTGAAACATCAAAGGACCCCATGAAACTGTCGGACGATATAATGAACATCTTTTTAAGGCCAGGAGTTCCTCACGCTGACAGAAGAAGGAAATCCGCAAGGATGCACTCCCTGGCAATAACCCCAGCAAAGTAATGGTAAATATACAGGAGGACATAAAGTCCCTTCAGAACTACGAATCCTTTGCTAGGTTCATAGATTTAATTCACTCCCTTAGGGAGGAAACAATTTCGGAGTTACACGAAGCTCCATCGGACAGGATACAACAGATATCGGGTCGTATAATTACCTATGACCAGATACTCCAAATGTGCGATTGGGAGAAACTTCAAACAACTTTTAAGGACAGGATGTAACCACCTGTGCTATAATCCAAACATCGCAATCTCTCGGCGTAAATGAGTGGCTATTATGACAGATGAAATCACAACTGCAGACTCTGGGGCAGACACAAAACCAGTGGACAATACTAATATATCCGTAACGGATCTTGCAAATCGTCGATTGGGCGAGATAACTTCTGAGCCAAAAGCTGAAGAAGAATCCAATCCAATTGCTGATGAATCAGTTGAAGAGAACTCAGAAGAGGCTGTTGAGGAAACTCAGGAAGCCGAATCAGAAAACTCAGAGGTTGATTTAGATTCCGAGGATGTTCTTTCACAGATTGACTTGGACACCATGTCCGAGGAGGAATTACAGGAGTTATCCGAAAAGCTAGGCAGTAAGGCTGTTGCTAGATTTGGTGCTTTGACGGCAAAACGCAAAGCGGCAGAGGAGCGACTAGCAGTACTTGAGGCAGAACTCAAGGATAAGAAGAACCCTCTTGAGACCCAGAAGAAAATAGACAACAACCCTTTTAGTTCACTGGAAACAGTCGAGCAATTGCAGAGCAAATCTGCGGAGGTTGATAATATTATCGAATGGGCCGAGGACTTATTATTTGAAAGTGATGGCTACGCCGCTGAAGATGTAATAACAGAATTACAGGGAAGCGAGTTAACCAAGGCCGACGTTAGACGATCACTACTCCAAGCCAGGAAGGCAAGTAAGACATTTTTACCCGACCAACTGCGTAAAGTAGAAGCCCAGATAAAGGGAACTGAACTTGAAACCGCATTTGATAAACGGGCAAAGGATGAACTATCTTGGCTAAGTGGCGATGACAATGATACTAGGAGACAATACGAATCCACAATATCTGATCCAAGGTTCAAGAAACTAAAGGAGATTGTTAAGAGGGAGACACCTGAAATATCTGGTCAACTTGATTACTTCTTTGCCCATGCTGCTAATAGCATCTATGGCCGCAAGGCGGTGCCTCAGGGCAAATCGGGTATGACTATGAATCCTCCTAGAACTGGGCCAACTGGCTCCGCTAAATCGGATAAGTCACAGTCAAGAACTGCAAAGGCACTTAAGGACTTGCAAAGTCAATTCCATCAATCGGGTAACGCTCGTGATTTCGCTGCACTTAGAAAACTACAAATGGCTTCACGCCGTTAACTTAACTCATAAATAATTAATAATTAAATAAAATGTCATTCTCAAATACATTCGATACCACTAATACAGGTTCGGGCGTTTCTAACCGCGAAGACTTGACTGATGTCTTGACTATCCTCGCTCCAGAAGAAACTCCTATCCTTTCATCTGCTAATAAAGAACGTGCATCTGCAACAAATGTTGAGTGGACTGTTGATAGCCTTTCGGCTCCACAGACTGCTGGCATCTCTGAAGGTGCTGACGTTACTGCATTCACTGACCAGTTCGCTGGCCGCGCTCGTCTCGGCAACCGCGTCCAAAAGTTCCGCCGTGACTATATGGTTTCCGATCTGCAAGAAGCAGTCGATTCCGTAGGTCCCGCTAAGATCGCTCAGGCTGAAGCCAAAGCTATCCGCGAACTAAAACGCGACGTTGAAGCTACACTTGCTGGTACGCAAGACTCCGCTGTTGAAGACGGTGCAGGTACTGCTAACGCCCTTCGTGGTCTTGGCGACTGGATCGACTCTGCTGGCCCTGCTGACGTTCCTTCTACATTCCGCACACCTTCTGCAAGCATCGTGGATGTAACTGACGAAGTTTTCGCTGAATCAGAACTTAACAGTCTTATCTCCTCTATCTTCAAGGTAACTGGAACAAGCGACAATCTTATGCTTGTTGCTGACACTGCTCTTCGCACCGACATCAGCGACTTCGCTCGCATTGGTGGTGCAAGTGGTGACTCAGTCCGAAATGTCAACTACGACGGTAACAGCGGTAGCATCAAGCTATCTGTTGACCTCTATCAGTCCGATCACGGCATCGTTTCTGTTGTAAACGCTAACCCTGACTGTATGCCCACACAAGCTGGTCAAGCAG